CTTGTGTCATCGTGACGTAAAATCTAGACTCATCTAAATCAACCAACGTCACACTTGCAATAGCCCGAGATGTGACAGATCTCTTCACTTTAGATTGAGAAACCCACTTCGTATACTTTGAGCGGGTTCCTTTCGGGAGGGCCTTCGTAGCCATCAAACGCACAAGAGGCACAACATCTTGTGGACTACGGAATGTAGTGTCCGCATCACTAGTTTCGTCAGGAATGATCCTAGAGAAACGCATGTCAAACGAGGCATCTCGAGAGGAAAAAGCAATCTGCTCTGAATCCCCGAAACATATAGCTCTCACAGCCTTCAATTTAGACATGACGGCACATAATTGACCAAAGTGCAGTAGCACGACCTCATCAACCAGAACTCTACTCACGGTCGGACATTCATTAAGCAAAACAGAGTCGGCTGTTCGGACAAAGGTGCAAGCTTCTTTGGAGTCCGACGATTTGAAAAGTGCCATACGCACATCTTGGGCGGATTTCTTGTTAGCTGTAACGATCATATCCGTGGACGGCTCAAAAATTGATTTAATTGCCGTGGTTTTCCCGCACCCAGCGACCCCATCAACTTGACTAATGGTGCCGGTAGGAGCTTGTAATGAGCGCGTGACAGCAGACAAAGACTCGCTGTTACTGATCACACACTCACTATTGACAATGTAAAGCTCCCCATCGGATTTCGGACCTAGACCGCGTTCATTATAACCGACAGAATAAGCAATCCCTTCAGGCACAGGACGCATCCACCGACCTGTGGAGAAATGAACATTCACCATAGGATCAACGGTAAAATACGTGTCAAAGACAAACTTCAAATTGCCTTCGAGGGAATTTTTCTTGTCATCACCACCCGCCATATTCCAAATGCGTTTCAGGTTGGACACCGTGGTATCGTGCAACTGTTTCTCATAAGCGGCATACTCTAACATAGCAGTAGCCCTTTCAGCAATTCTAGTGATGGGGGAACGTGTCTGAACTGACAGGGAATCAAGCTCCGAAACTTCTTGCTCCCTTCCACAAACATCAGCAGTATCATCAAGCGTTGGAGATGACGCTTCAGGACTGTCCGATACCTCAATCACGGGTTGCGCAAGCTTTTCAGCGAGCTTCTCGGCCTTCTGCGCGGCCAAAATCTTCCCATCGGTAACAGCCTGCGTGGCAACGAATGCAGCAGATGATATCACGTCCCATTCCTCTCCACCATCAAACGAGCACTCTTCGTTGAAAGTCACAAAGGTGGAGAGCTTAATCAGGAATTCTTTCTCCTCGCGGGGTCTCAAAGTCGGGAACAGTGCGTGAACAACGCTAGAGAAGAACACACGCAGCGGACGAGTCAACGCGGCGAACCACTTCGAGATACTCGAAGCATTCCACATATCATACATCTTCCCTAACTGTTCATACTTCATTTTTGTGTGAAGAAGAATGGCGAATCCAATATAATGATAATCGTTGATATCGATTCGTTCGCCGGACTGCATAGACATACCATTAATAACAATGGTGGATGATTTAGCGGAGAGAACACCTAAGATAACCTTAAACTGCTCCATCCACGCCTTCTTATCGTTATAACACCTCATAGCAATCTCTTCAGTCTCACGCAATGTTGACGTTAAAATGCGCACTGTTTTCCACTTAACCAAGTCCTGCGACGCGGGAATCTTGAGACCAATATAGTCCTTAATAGAGGGGAACCAAATACAATGTCGAATGAGTTCGGGTGGGCACATCCCAGGCACACCGATAATCTTATACGTCATGATACCCGCATTAATGACACAACGTTCAATGCCATAAGTCATCCCTTTATACGAGTACGTCTGGTCCGTCAGAAACGATTTTATATTCCTCCAATCATGAACATAAGACATGGTAGACTCGTTGATAAAATCAAAAGCTACCAAAGTCTTGAACTTACGCACGCCGGTGAATCCTGAAGAATCAATTTTACCAGACAAAGGTGTGACGTCTTCAGCTTCGGAGAAAGCACTCCTAATCTTCCTCCACTGACAATTAAGCTCAGGTATTAAGCCTTGGTCGTCAAACATCATCGCACCATCGAACATCATCGTTCCCTTCAAAATA